TCAATAATATCATTGTAGTGAAGAATCAACCAATGCAATTCTGGGTTGCTGTAGAACTTATCAGCTAGAAGTTCAGGTGTCTCACCGTCTTTAATGTCATACTCATCATATAAACCTAAATTATTTTTTACTTCATCAGATAAAGTAACACGGGTAGTAATGTTAGTTACAACCTGAACTGTACTCGTATTATCTAACGAGTAGTATGTATAAGGAAAGCTTTTAAAATACATTAATAACCTTCCTCAATCATATTCTTTGTAAGAATTTCTAGCTCACGGAATGTTAGAGACATATTAATCTCTGTTGGCGAACCATCTCTAAAAGATGAGAACTGTTCACCACCATAACTTACATCCATGGACTCTAGTACACAGGTAGCAAATTTATGAAAGTAACCATTTTCTTCGCTACCAAAATAATAAGAGATATTAAACTCAGATGGGTAGATAAAGAATAGCTTACCTGAGGACATCTCCGGGTGCATATGAAACTTAAATGTGTTTATGATATTATACACATCATCTGCTTCTTTTTTATTCTTAGGGAAGAATTTATATTTAAATACAAACGTTCTAAAATCGACTGACTCAAATACAGTCTCTTTAAATGGGTTTAGAGCGGTGCCAGAAGAGGCACTCATAGCAGACGCAACATCAGCTGCACCAAATGCACCTGGTAACTTAGCTAAGGAAGCGCCTAATGCAGCTCCTGTCTCACCATTGCTGTTGTCTTTACTATCAAATACGCTGCCGCTTAGAACACCAAGTAATGTACCTAGTTCTTTGTTAGCATAGTTCATGCTATATTTAACTGTTGGGGGACCGTCTACGTATAATGCAATAGCATCAGAAATTCTATAGGTGGTATCTTTCTTTAAGATATCTGATGTAGCCATGGATGCACCGATTGCTACAGCACCACCTGCTCCTGCTACCTTAGAAGCAAATGTAGCAGTTGACCCAGTTTTACCTAATGCCTTTGCTGCCCCGCTTACTAAAGATGAGACCGCTACCCCGGCAGCCGCACCTGCAGCGGCATACGTTGCAGTACGTAGAGCAGGGCTTGCTAGTTGATCAACGCTTAAATTTGCAGAACTTGGATTTCTTTTAGTTTCAAACAACACTTTCTTCTCATTAAACTTAGATTTACCTCTAATGTTAATGTTGAAGAGCACATAATGCTGTAAGTTCTCTGCAGTTTGAAGATCTGATGGATACTGAGTTATATTGACTTTAAACTTATTCTTATCAATCTTAGTATCTGATAACGCAGAATAGTCTTGTTTATATCTATCCAGATATTCTTTTTTTATATCTGCTGCCATGGGGATTCCATAAATAGTTGGATTATATTATATTTATCCCGTTATGTACAAAGCAACTTACAAAGGCCGTTACAGGGTCTCTAATCCTTCGAAGTATAGAGGTGACATTCATGATGTTATCTATCGTTCATCTTGGGAGTTAAAATTCATGAAATGGTGTGATACCAATTCATCTGTCCTCGAATGGGGGTCAGAAACAATGATTATACCTTATAAGTCTCCTGTAGACAGCAAAGTACATCGTTACTTTGTAGATTTTTACATTCGTGTTAAAGATAAGCATGGTACAATTACAAAGTACTTAGTAGAGATTAAACCAGAAAAGTTTACTAAACCTCCAGATATACCTAAACGACAAACCAAAAGATTCATTGACGAGGTATTTCAATATGGTGTTAATCAATCTAAGTGGAAAGCAGCCAACGAATATTGTGTAGATAGAGGTATGAAGTTCCTAGTTTTAACCGAAAAGGACCTTGGGTTATAACGGATAAATATAATTATGGCAACCGTTAATCCATTTAAAGATATTAGAATGAAAGCAGGCGATGTAGATCGCTCTCTCAACTGGTATCAGATTCAGGTTAAGAATCTCAAGAACGTCAGACCTAGTCAACTGATGGCGAATGCACCTGAATTGACGACAACGATATTGCCTGGTAATATGTACATGTTTTTTTACGATGCTAAGTTAAAAGATAAGTTACCTTACTGGGATGCTTTTCCCCTGGTACTACCATTCAGAAGAGTTGCAGATGGGTTCTTTGGACTGAACTTACATTACATTCCTTACCCAGTTAGATTTAAATTACTAGCAGCTATGCATGATTTAGCATATGATGCTACTGTCTCTGAAAATACAAGACTTCAGTTAAACTGGAGAATACTGAATGCATCCTCTAGATATGCTCCTATCAAGGCCTGTGTTAAGCACTACCTTTATGATCAGCTTCAATCTAGGTTTTTGAAAATACATTACCCCGATTGGGTTACTGCCTCCCAGTTACCGGTGGAGAGGTTTGTTGGAGCTAATAAACAAGAGGTCTGGAGACAATCCAGAGAAAAATATTAATGTCAAAAGCTAACTTCAGTATAGAAGATTTTAGAAGTGCAATATTTACAGATAGTCTTGCACGTACGAATCGCTTTGAGGTGCTTATTACAACTGCACCTAAAGCATATCAGTTTAGAGAAAATTCAAATTGGAACTTAAGCCTGTATTGTGAGATGGCTAGTTTACCACCTGTAAATATTTCTACTAAGTCATTTAAGATTTTCGGTCCATCCTATCAAAGACCTTTCGGAGCCGAGTATGGTGGAGAAGGTATCTCCTTTACATTCCACGTTGATCGCGACATGAAGGTAAAAACATTCTTTGATGACTGGACATCCATAGTAGTAGATCCAGTATCCGGTTTAGTTGGTTGGCAAGAAGATTATGTCATCGATATGTATATTAGACAGTTAGACGAACAAGAAAATATAACTTATGAGATTAAACTTATCGATGCTTTCCCTCGTAGTGTTAACTTACTTGAATTAAATAATTCTGCACAAAATCAAACTCATCGTTTAAACGTATTGTTTGGTTATAGAACATGGGAAAGTTTATCTCAAGCTAGCAGACGAACACCAACAGACATTCCTAGACAGAGACTATACCCAGAAGTACCTGTTGTAGATACTCGATTAAGAAACGTATTACCAACCGGGCAATATCAGCCTGGTACAACTAATGAAGATATGGCCTTTGGAGTGAATGGTCTATCTGGTTAATTTAAAATGAGGATATAAAATGGCTTTACCAAGATTAGATACACCAACATATGAATTGACGTTACCATCAACAGGTTCTAAAGTAAAGTTTAGACCGTTCTTGGTTAAGGAACATAAAATACTTCTGACAATGTCAGAGGCAGATAACAGTGAAGTAGCAAGAATTATCAGAGAGTTAGTAGATGTATGTACATTTAACAAACTCAAGATAAAAGACCTACCGCACTTTGATATTGAATATATCTTTATGTTCTTGAGAGCAAAGTCAATCAGTGAGACAGTTGACGTTGTTGTTAATTGCGAATGCGGTGAGAAGATAGATGCAAGTTTTAATATTGAAGACCTACAGGTTATTAAACCAGAAGGTCACAGTAATAAGATTATGATTAATAATGAGATAGGTATTGAGTTAAAGTATCCTAACATTGACGATGTTGTTGATGTTTATGCTACTAAAGATAACCAAAAAGTTATCGATCTTATTATTAAGAGTATCAAAGGAATCTACAACCAAGAAGATTACTGGGTTGCAGAAGAACAGACAAAAGAAGAGTTAGAGGAATTTGTATTTTCTCTAACCAAAGACCAATTTGATAAACTGGAGAAGTTCTTTGTAACATCTCCAAAAATTGTACAAAATATTGAATGTGATTGTCCTAAGTGCGGTAAACATAATGTTTCTAAGCTAGAGGGATTACAGAATTTTTTCGTATAACCCTTTCCTCGGATAGTTTAGTTAATTACTTTACACTAAACTTTTCATTAATGCATCATCATAAGTATAGTTTGACTGAGATTGAAAATATGATGCCGTGGGAGAGGGAGATATACGTTTCGTTATTGATTGATTATATAAAACAAGAAAACGAAAAGCTGAGAATGCTTAAACAGAATGCAAGGAATCAATAATGTTCGGAAAAAAAGAAGAGCCCGTTGAGGTAAAAGAAGAAGATAAGAAGCCACAAGAAGATTGGATGACAAAGAAATGGCGTCCGATGATGGCTATGATGTACATGACGTGCTGTCTTATGGACTTTGCTATCTTTCCTATTATGTTTACAATCGTTCAGTTCTGGGAGACCCAGGCTGCCAATGACGCATTCAGACAATGGGTACCTATTACTTTACAAGGCGGTGGTTTGTTCCACGTAGCCATGGGTGCTGTATTAGGTGTTTCTGCTTACGGTCGTACACAAGAAAAGGTCGCAGGTGCTTCTAATGTCTCTACCGGTCTACCAACGGGCGGGGTTCCAACACCTAGCCTATCTTCAGCAGTACCGGCATTCCAACCAAGTAGCTTTAGTGCACCAACACCAACTCCTGCACCAAGCTTTGCAGCCCCAACACCGAGTTTCAATTCTGCACCAGTACAATCTAGCTTCGGTCAAGTAGAATCTGAACCAACAAGTTTTGGTGCTGCACCAGCTGCCCCAGGTGGAAGAAGACCTGTAACTCCTAACTTCAACGTATAATGCAATCCCCAACCGCATCAGATCCAAGTTTCAAGGCGTTCCTGGATAAACTCCAGGAACAGAATAATCGTGGCTTTCTTACCCAGCTAGCCCAGCTTAAGAGTGAGAGAGAAACTGCTGGAGAAGATGCTGATAAGAGAGAAGAGCAGTTAGATCAAGCTAATGAAAATTTAAAAGATTTAAAAGATCAAACTTCATCATCAGGTAACACTGTAAGAGAGGGTCTATATGATTTAAGCGATGATATCATTGAAGCTCAAGATCAGCTTGATACAGCTAATGATTCTTTATCTGAGATTGCTACGGCAATAATTGGAGCACAAGAGTCAATTGATTTAAAGATGATTGTTGCGCTTGAGGGTGTTAGAGAAGCTGTTACTGGTATAAAGTTAGATGTTGACTTTTCAGAGTTAAAAGCTGCGATAGAGAATTTTGATAACGGGCATCTGGTTGCTGTTACCAGTGCAATAGGAGCAAACACTACAAAATTACTTGATGAACAAATAAAAGAACTTTCGTTAATAAGAAAGTTAAATGAAGGTAGTGTTGAGTATGATAAAGAAGCAGCTCAATATAGAAACACCAGCGGTAGAGATATAGAGAGCAAAGTTTCTGGTAAGACCTCTAAAAGTGGTGGGTTTATAGATTTTGAAACTGCGAGAGATACTTTATCAGGTCAAGGTGAAAGAGCAAGAAAAGATAATAAAGTAAGTTTAATATCCGGGATAACAACAACTAAGACCACAACAGGTAGAGCAACCGCTGAGGCTTTAGGTGTAAGCCTAGGTTCTTCAGCCCCTGTAGGTGCTGTTGAACCATTAATTGGAACTTCAGATGTAGCATCTGATACA